CTTCGTAAAAGCGGACCATCCTTTTAGTTTAAAAGCCATATTTTTTATATTTCAAATCCAAAGTTTAATAGCATTAATCTAAATTTGTTTTTACAACACACTTCATCTTTCTTACAAGAAGCGCACCACTTTATCTCCCATATTGTTAGCCACCCAAATCTGAATGTAAAATCTATTTTGTTCTTTTTGTTACTTGATTTCCAAGAATTTATCCAATTTACCATATTTTTAATTTATTGTTTCTCTAATATAATCACACGTTTATTGGTGAGCATAACATCTTTTATTCTTATTCTCGGTTTTGTTCTTGCATCTTTTGCCATTAGTTTTAGTAGCTGTACATCTATACTCTTTAGCACCATCACCATCTCTATCCATTCCATCTGTGAAGTTCATGTGATGCATACACTTCCACGTTTTAGCTGCAGTTTCAGTAGTCATTCCACATCTTTGCCCAGCTGAATTAACTCCAGAGCACTGCACTGTTTTGATACCTTTTTTCTTTTTTTCTTCTTCTTCAGCTTTCTTTTCCTCTTCCTTTTCTTTTTCTTTTTCTTCTTTCTTTTCTTCTTTATTTTTTTCTTCAGCTCTATCTTTAGCTTCTTCTAACTCTTCATCTTCAACTCCTAAATTCCAATAATTCCAACCAAATAACATAGCAACTTTTTTCCACGTATCATGATCTCCAGTTATAGCTTCTTCTAAATTATTTGCTTTACTTTGTATTCTAGCAAGAGGAATATTAAATACAGCTTCAACTATATTTGCCCACATAGAAACTTTAGGATTCTCTATTCTCCAACCTAATTCTTCAGATACACCTTCATTCCAAGAATCTGCATAGTAAGCATTTACAATTTTCCTAACTTTACTACCAATTGGTGGGGAAAGATTTATTACTTCAAGGGCTATTTTTTCTATACGCTCTTTACCCCAAGGTTTATCTTTTTGTAAGTTCCATTGTATAACAGTATTTTTAAGGGTAGATACCAAAGCGCCGTACAAACCTGTACCTCTTAAGAATGAATCTAAAACACTGTTAAATGTTCTAGTAGTTTTCTTTTCTATTTCCTCTTCATCATCTCCCCACATTATAAAAGCAAGGGCGCTTTGTAATGATGCGAATATTATATTTTGTACAGCTCCGTAATATATAACTTTCGATACATTAGTTTTCATATCGCCTCTACCATTAACTATATCAGACAAAGCTTTTTTAGTTAACCTACCGTATTGCATTGTAACATTTTGGAAGGCTAATATTATACGGCCAAGTGGACTGGCCTGTTGTTGTGATATTAAATCTTCTCTTGATGATTGTTGTGTTTCTTCAGCAATCTCTTGAAACTCTAACATAGTTCTATTATGAGCTCTTTTAGGAGACATTCCTTGTCTTACATATTTATTGTATCTATTTCTATAAAAACTAGCACCACCAAATGCTATAGCAAAACTATCCGCTATTTGTGTTGGTGTAAAACCTATTTGTAATAAATAATTAATTAAAGTTTGAGGAGTATATCCATTTTCCGCAAATGTTTTTGTTAACTCTGAGGCGGATACGTCTGTTTGCAAACCTCTTCTTCTTTGTTTTAATTGCGGCGAATTAAATAACATAGAGAAATCTTTCCAAAATTGATCTTGATTAGCAAATGCTGCTGATGCTTTGAATATATTATTATCACTCCAGTTTATAAAGTTAACAGTAGATATAGTTTGTAGTAAAGCAGATCTCATGTTAAAGAACATGATAGCACCAACAGAGCTATTTATCCAATTAGTAAACCAATTAACGTCCCCATCTTTACTGTATACCCTATTGGTACCGTTTTCCATACGATACAATATATTTTCTAAAGCCTCTAAGAATCTAGCTCCATATAAAGCTTCTATTTTATTTAAGTTTTTTTGAGAAAATATTATATTTTTATTATTAATCCATTCAGATAAAAATTCTTTTCTACCAACTCTTTCTACAATATTTCTTAAATCTGTAGGTATAGTTTCCATCATCCAATTTTCACTAGGTTGAATATACCCGTCTTTCCTACGGCTTATCTTTGATAATGAATCAGCAAAAAGTTTTAAATCAGGATTATTGTTAACGTGTTTTACTAATTTATTTTGTAATCTTTTAGATATACCTGGTATTTCAAATCCAGCTTTTGTCCATAAGTAAACTCTAATAGCTGTATCATTTGTAAAATTAGTTCCTAAAACTTTAGCATTTAATTGTTTACCAACACTAGGAATTCGTTTTTTCAAAGCTTTATACTCATCAACCATATTTTGTTTATATATATTCCAAGCTTTTATTCCTTTAGCGAAGGGTGTTATTAACTTATCAGCAAAAAACTTCATATCAGCTTCACCTTGCTTACCAGAGCCTAAGAAGTAATATAATAAACCTTTAAAATCCTCAGCTGATGGTGGTATATATAAACTCTTTAAAAATCTAACAATATTAGATTGTGATCCTCTTTTTCTAGCTTCGGCGGCAGAAAAAACTTTTTCAAATTTAACACCTTTTCTACGTTCGATCATTTGATTAAACTTATTGTCTAATCTCTTTTCTGTTTTAGGATTAACCACTTTACTTTCCATAGTGATAGAATTAGTCTCAACTAATCTATCAACTTGTTTTAATTTAGCTTGCACAACTTTAGATTTAATATCAAGTTGATTTAACACATCTCTAACCGCAGCAACGTTCTGCATAGCGTCATCTACAAAATACATATCATTATAACCTTCAGCAAACTTATCTAACATCCACTGAGCCTTAGCTTCACCAGTACTATTAGCAAGACCAGTTATATTTTCTAAAGGTATATTTAATCCCTGTGATTTTAAAAACTCATGTATAGCAACAGCTGAAGCTTGAGGTCGGGCTGTTAAAACAAACATATCTTTTGTACCAAACTTTTTAGCCCTGTTTCTAGCTTTATCAAGTAATGGCCCAGGTGTTCCATCTACTACTTTATTAAATTCTGAAAAATCAAATTCGGCTCCTTTGTCTCGTAGTTCAGAACCTTGGCTAGCAAACTCTTCCGCCGTTAGTCTACCTTTAATGTAACCATCAGTAAACTCGTTTATTTTATCAACCAGTTCATTTGGCATAGGATCTTCTTGCTTTAAATTATCAGTATTTACTTCAGTAAAATTATTTCCAAAATCTTCTTTAAAAACTTTTTTATTTTCCTGTACAGCTTTCCAATTACGTTCAACTATAAAATCTTTTAACGATCTTTCTTTTCTAGCCCTGTTCCTTTCTAATGATGTTTCCAAAGAACTATCGACAAATAACATATGCACATCGTATCCAGCGTTTCTAAACCGCATAGCCTGCGTACCCATTGATATAGCGCTAGCACCAGTTCCATCTACAACTATACCATCACCTCTACCTTGAAACTTCATTCGTTTACGCTGTGCTATATCTCTAGCTTCCCATTGTAAACTACCCCATTTACTAGCTTGCTCAGGTGTAAAGTCTCTCATATCTGTAGGTAAACCACTATTCTTAACCAGCCACTCTAAAGATATATCTTGATTAACAATTTTAAATCCTTTTTCTTTTAATCCTAATTTTTCTACAACATTAGATTTACCGCTACCAGCACTACCAGCTAAGAATATAACCTTTCTACCAGGCGCTGGTTCACCCGTTTCATTAGGTATTCTATATCTAACACCTGATTTAGTTCTAGCCAAAGTATCATCAAAATCAAACGTTGACATACCTTTTACTTTAGGTGGCTCTAAACTAAGTAAAGAGTTATTTTGACTTAAGGATAAACTAACTAAGTTTATAGAGTTACTCATGTTAATCTCGTTATCTTCAAAGTTTTTACTTTCTGATGCCAACGTGTTTCCGTTAGGATTTAATGATAAATACTTGTCATTGAATTCCGCAACAGCGTCGTCCATTGATTCTATTTGCCCAGCTAAATTCATTGTTATTAATTGGTTCTGAGCTTCTACAACATCTTGAGAAGCGTTCCTTATTCTTGGTAAACCAAAGTATTCAACTATAGTTTGATTAAAGCCCACTAACATTGAGTTGTTTAAATCCACTCCACTAACAGCCATTCTAATTACTGATGACATACCTGGATTTAATTTTAATTCACCAGATTTTAATCTAGGTATTACAAGTTTAAAATAAATATTTGGCATGGTATTTTTATATCCAGCATCATTTACCATATCATCATGCTTCATTATTAAACCTCCTTGCATATATGATTGACCTATAACAGTGTCGAACACTTCATTCACATTACCTCTTATAGCTGCCATCATTAATCCTGTACCCACTTGGTTTTGAGGATCAGTGTGTTCTTCTCTAATTTTTGTATTTTTAACAGGTGAATCATCTTTAGGATTTACTGGATAAAAAAGAAAAGGAGCCAGTCTTCTAATAACGTGATTTTGCCCAGCCGCGCCACTATCTCTTAACATCTCTAAAAATAACCACGTATCTTTAGGGTTAGTGTTAATGTATTCTTGTATGGCTAAGAAAAGCTCTTTTAATATTGCTAGTTTATTTAATTCAATTTCATAAAACTCTTTACTATTAACGTCTACTTTTATTTTATTTCCATCTGCATCTTCAATAGTTTTAGTAGGTAACGTTAATATGCCCTTATCTGTGTATTGAGTTCTTACATCTCTACGCTCTCCTTCAATAGGTTCGACTAAACTCTCAAAATGTTCCATTGTTTTAGCTGTAGATCTAGGTCCACCAGTCAAACCTAATGCTAGTATGTATCTTAGTTGAGGAAACTGTTTTGAAAATTTTATTATTATTCTATCTCTAGCCTGCGCGAAGGTTTCCTTCTTGTTATACATTTCCCCTAGCCTTTTATTTTCACCACTGCCTGGGATTAATCTTTGTTCTAGTAAATTAGCTATATCTTTAGCAGTCATTTGATAATCGTTCTTTATTAGAGAAGATTTATTGCCTTCTTCGCTAAACATTGACTCAGATTTACCATCACCTAATTTAGCTATAATAGAAGATTTTTCCAATGTATTATCTATAGCATTTAGTCTTATTTCTTGGTTAGCAGCTAATTGTGCTATTTGAACCACCAACTCTCTTATAGCTCCATCAGCTTTAGTACCTGGTTGAAATGATCCATCCGGATTTATACCAAATAAACTTAAAAACTCTTCTTTAGTTATATCTGTTCTTTTATTTTGAGTGGCTAAACCAGCGGCTGTAGCACCTTGTTTATATTTAGCTCTTTCTCCTTTAGTGTATAATTGCCCTAATTTAGTATTAGCAACACCAGTAGCTTTACCATCTCTATCTTGTCCTTCTGGTAATGCTTCTAATAAACTAGTATTAAATGATCCATCTTCATTAACTGCTTTGTCAAATATATATGTCTGCGCTGATTGTCTTTGCTCTGCGTTTAAATCTTGTTTAGCTAATATTCGAAGTGGATCAACACCAAATTCTGCAGATATAGAATTTAATACCTCAAATAAAGGACCTGTTGGTATTATATTTTTTTCTGAAGTTGCTTTGCCTTCTATTGATAATAATAAATCCCTAATACCTTTATATGTTAAATCAGTTAAAGGTACGTTAGAAGTCCTTACAATGGTTCTAACAGCATCTTTAATATCACTAGGTATATCTATAGAGTCCATAACCATAGATAACTTTTCGATAGTTTCTGTAGATTCTTTTTTAGCGTTAACAGATAAATCAGCTTTTTCTAATCTTGATATGTATTCTGATTTAGTATCTTCTATCATATCAGCCCTTGTAGTACCAGTTTCTTCTGTCACAGTTGTATCAAGAGAAAATCCAAACGCATCCGGCTCTTGCTTCATTTTGTTCATTACGTCACCTCTAGATCTATATATTATAGACTTACCTTGTCCACCACCTGAACCAGTTAACCATCCAAATAAACTAATATCAGCATTTTCTCCATATTTTTCTTTAAGTTTATCAATACTAAATTCAGAAATGTATTTTTCACCGGCTCTTTCTTTTACTTGTCTTATAAATCTATCTATAGCTTGTTTCTTACTTAATCCTTTAGTAGGTTGTATCACGTCATACAAAGGAGTACCCTCGTGTACATGTGACATTATAATCCCGTCTAAATCTTTAGTATCTACTATTTTAGAATAGCCGCTCCAAAAACCTTGAGACACCTTAAACTCCTCATCATTTTTATACTTTAAATCCTCTTTTACCCACTGATCTTCATTAAATGTTGTGTTCCATATTATATCATCAAAACCCGTTTTATTTTTATTAAACATCAAGTCTTCATTATTATCTAAAGCAACTTCAACTGCTTTACTTTCCATAGAAATATTTTTTCTTTCATCTGGATTTTTAGCATCTTCAAACATTTTACCATTAGCGCCTTTAGCTAACATCTTAGCTATAGCAGCGCTAGGTTTATTATTGATTATAGAGTCTCTATATAATATTAAAAATTGTTTAATGTCTTCCGCTGTATCAAAACTTATTTCGTCAACCTCTATTTCTCTACCCCACTTTAAGTCGTAACCAAACATTCGTAGTACAAAATCGTTAAATAGCTTTGCTAATCTTTTTAAACCTGGTTTTTTTATTATTATATCCCCATCAATCAACATTTCAGCGGCTATTGCTAACATCTCTTCACCCTGTTTTTCTTTACTATACACAGAAACTCTTTTGATAAAAGTTCTACGAGCCATATCAGATTTAAACGAAACGTTTTTATCATTAGTTAATATATCAATTAACTTATTACCGAGTATCTCCCTCATTTGAGGATCAAACTTAAGTGTATTAGCGAATACAGCGTGTATAAATTCGTGAGCAGCCGTATTAATTCTACCATTTTTTATCATGGCATCTTTATTTAGTAATATCTTGATGCTAGCTATGTTACCTTTTTTATCAAACGTAGCTTGCATAACACCATTTGTATCTGATCTAAGCAGATTGTAAGCTATACTAACTTGTTGTTTAGCATCTTTTAATTTAGCTTTAGCATCAGCAACCTCCGCTTTAGTAGATTTAGGATCAGCTATTATTGCTTCCATAGCCTTTATTACACCTTCATTTCTTTTAGCAATTTTACTAACTCTTCCAGCTGACATGTTTTGCTCGTGTTTAGACCTTTTCTTAGCCATCTCCTTACCACTAACTTCTTCTATTTCAACCTTTGGTGCACCATGTTGCTCAGCTAACTCAGCCATAGTTCTCATGGTTTGTATTTTATTTTTGTAATGTCTATCTACAGTTCCTGGAGGTAACTTACTTAATATAGCGTCTTTAGCTTTATCTCTAGTATCAACAGAATTTTGTAGTTTTTTTATAGCAGCTTTCTTTTGTTTACTAGTTAGCTTATTATTTAACATTGTTTTTTCAGCTTCTTTACGAGCCTCAAAATTTCTTTTCTCTATGTTTACTAAAGCTTTTTTATCTTTATCGCTTAATAGATCTATTCTCTTAATATCTGTTTGTAATATATTATTACTTCGCTGTGTTAATAAAGCTATTTTACTTTCTATATTAGATCTTTCTATTGGTGATATATCTAAATTACCTAACTTTCTAGTTAAAGACTGTATCTCGGTAGCTATTTCACCTAACTTTTGATTAGTATCTTTTGATCTAAATGGTGCTGTTAATCTTTTAGCAACACTAGGTATTTTAAGTCCAGTAGAAACAACCCAACCAGAGAAAAAAGATTCCGGTATCCCATCCCATATGTTAACTTCTTCTGAGCCGCTAACTATATCCGCGGCATTACTAGATAACTGAGCTACTACTTCTGAAAAACCTTCATTAAAACCATCTTTTAAATATATACCACCGTTTTTTTTAAGCCCACTATAACTAAAGAAATTCTTTTTTATACCATTTTTAAACCCAAGCTTCCAGTTAGAACCCACAAAACCTCTTAATCTATTTACTTGTCCAAGTGTTATTTTTTCAGACAAACCCTCCATGGTACCAGTAAATATAGCGTTAGCATACATATTAGCAAAGCTATAATTTTGTCCATGGAATCCTCCTGTTTGTAGATATAAATCTTTCTGGTCATTTAATTCCCTCCATTTACTACCAGCACTAGATGCACCTAACACGTATAGACTAGCGCCACCAGTAAAATATAATGTTGCTAATTGTGGTGCTTGTTGAACTAAAGTAGTTAAAGCCCACTCACCAGCCTCCCAACCATTAGATATTTCACCAAATGCAATAGACTTTCTAAAAGTTTTTTTGTCTTCTTCTTGCCACTCATTAATATCTTGACTCCATTTAGCTAATAGGCTCTTGTCTTCATATATTTGTTTTCTTGTTTTAATTATAGGCTGTGTTTTAAGATAAGCATCTACAACTGGATTATTATTTGTTAAATCATCTACCACGTTACTAGGAAATGATATTATCATATCACCAACATCAATAACTGTTGTTTGAAACAAATCAATAATTGAATGCTTAAGTGTTTGCGCTAATACGGTTCCTAATTGGTGATTTTGATCAAATACAGACGCTAAGGTAGCTAATTCAGATTCACTAATCTCTAAAGTGCTAATTTCTTGTTCGTATTTTTTTAATAACTCCTCTTGAATAGGTAATATTTCATCTTTCAAGTAATTAAATTGATTTATTTTTTCTTTATATAAAGTAAAATACTCATCTTGATTTAGTGAATCTATTTTATTTTTTTCCTCTTGTTGCAGTAATTTTATTGCTTCATTAGCCTTGTCAACGCCTTCTTGAGTATTTAAATTGTATAAAGACTTTATTCTTTCAACCTCCTGTTTTATTTCTTGATCAGTTCTAATATTGTATACTGATTTTAATTCTTCTACCCTATTGTTAACTAGATCAGTAGTATAATTATTATTTAAATCTTTATTTAAATCTAATAATCTATTTACACTAGTTTCATATTTTTCGTATGTTATATTAATTTTATTCACTTTGTTACTAAGCTCTTCACTATATGTAACTATTTCTGATTCAATTTCTTTTTGTGTGGCAGATTTGAAAAAAAAGCTATCACCCATTTTAGCAGCCTCAGCGCCTATATTATTTTCATAAAATTCTGTAATATAACTTCGTTCAAACTTTCTATTAACATAAGTATTAAAACTATCTTCATCTATTACTAAATTTTGTTTAATAATTTGATATTCTTTACTATTCAATATATCAGCACCATGTTGTGTATATCCGCCTTCCTCGTGATGTATATTACTTATACTAACCCCTGTTTGTCTATTATACTCTTTTAAAGCCTCATTAAGAATATACTCGTTTTGCGCTTCTATTAATATATCGGTGTCTTTTTTATTTTTATGTGCAATCCCATACGTACCTTCAAATTCTACACCTTCTGGCCAAAATTCTTTTAATAAATTATTTTTATTATTCCAAGCTACTAAATCACCGTGCCTTTCTTTCACTTCCCTACCCTCAGCTTCTGCTTGTTCTTTTTCTAATTGTTCAGAAATAATACCACCAAAACCACCACCAGTATCTACAGCAAAGTCTTGTATATCAGCATGCCTTTGAATATGTGCTTGATACTCTTGTATAACTTGAGTATCATTCCACCTCTCATCCAAACCCCAAGCATCTCTTACTGACTGTATAACATTCTTAGCGTTACTTAAGTAAGTTGGTATATTACTAAGCTGTTCATCTTTAGGTTGAGCCAAATCATGGATTACTAAAAACCTTTCTTTTGGGTTAAGCGCTCGACTTCTCATCCACTTATCCATTTCAGTGGCAGAATCAGCGTCATTAAATGAAAATTCTTTAAAATCATTTACACCATCACCATCTAAGTCCATTGATGAATGAACTATTATTTCAGATACGCCATCAAATGACTTATCAAAATTAAATCCATACTGGATGTAATTATCTTGTAAAATATCAAATGCTGGATCTTCCTTTTGACTAGTAAGGTCTGAAGTTATCTCAGGCATTGGTCCAGAAATTTTATCTAAATATTCTTGACTAGCTTTTACCTCGTAATCAGAAGGTAAAGGTTGATTATCGCTAACTCTAATTTCAGCTTTCTCTAAATTACTTTTTTCTTTTAACAATGACTCCGAAGAACCATCGCCCAAATTCAAACCCGTATCTTGTTGTTGATTGTTTTGAGATAGATCTATCTCTTCTGTTGATTGTTGCCCCGTCGGCTGAACTATAGATTGATTCTCTATTACGTTCTCTGGTTTCGCCGAGGAGCTCTCCTGCTTTCCCGGCTCATCAGTTACTATAATCGGATTGTATTGCCCGTATTTATCAAAAAATGCTTGCTCTTTTTCTGGCGAAACATTTCTATATTTCACCTCACCATTGACGGTGAATTTATATCTTTTTGTCATACTGTATCGTTAGTTACCCGTTATTAAATGTTTGTATTCTAATTAAACTCGTCCTCGTCTTCTTTATTATTAGTATTAACTGTAGCATTGTAATTTTTTTCTGCTATACCAGTATAATAATCCGCTAAAGTTTCTTTTAATAAAGTATCGTCTTTCATAATAGCTTGTGTTATAACTTTAGCATCTTCAGCTGTTATATTACCACCATTTGGATCTAAACTTTTAGCTTGTTCTTGCGTTATACCTAAGCTTTGATATGTGCCTTTTGTTAAAGCTTCTTGCATATCTGTCTCCCATGAAGTACTACCCCATATATTATGTTTTGCTAAAGATCTTATATTAACATCTTTACTATTAAGAATATTATTTGTAATATTCATTTTAACAGAATCTTTATTGAAAGCCTTATTAGGATCTCCACCATTAAATGCTGTAGCATCATTAGTAACAGCGGTTACAACTGTTGCAAATTTTTTCTGACTATCTTGATCCATGTTAAACTGGTTCAATAATCCTTTAAGTTCTAACTCGTCCATATCTACTAAATCCCCAGGCTTATCTTTAGACTGTGCATGTGATTCAAATATTTTAATATTACCCTTTTCATAATCTTCTTTAGAAGGGTGTTTATACCAAGTTTCTTTTAAAGTTTCTTCATTAGTGAAATCAAGAACTTGCCCACCCATCTGTTGCCAGTCAGACTCAGCGTGTGCTTCATATATAGCTTGACCTTCTGGTGTGTTAGGATATATATGGCCATGTATAGAGGTTTTAATTTTACCATCAGCCGATGTAGTAAATCTAGGCGAGTCTAATTGATTACCATCTGGATCCTCATTGTTCCAAGCCATATTATAAGACAACAAGTACGGCTCGTCTTGCCCTTCCTCATTTTTACGATACATTACTTCATCAGGGTTTGTTTCTAAAGCTTTTTTAGTTCTTTCGTCTATTTCGTACACCGTTTTTCCGTCTACTATTTTTTTATTTGTATTTTTTAAAATTATTTCTTGCTGTCCTCCCTCTTGCCCCTTGTCTAATACATCTTCTATAATATCAGGTGTAGGATCTTTTTTCATCGCGTCAGCTTCTTTCATGAGTTCTTTTTGCGCATTTATTTTACCTCTTTTATTTAAATATACAAAACCACCTCTTTTTTTCTGTAAACGCTTAAATAATTTTTGATACTCTTCTTCGCTCAAGTCTCCATGAGCCGCTAACTCCGCTTCCATTAATTTATTAAACTCACGGTTTCTTTTTTGAACGACTTTACCTATGCCTTCAGCTAAGAAAGCACCAACACCAGTACCAGCTCTCGATGCTGCTAAATTACCTGAACCTTTTGTCGCTGCTACTTGACCAGCGCCTTTTGCTAAAAATTGATCTGCCATATTATATTATTTATGATATTACGTTTCCGTTTTCATCTATTCTTTGCCCACTCGCATTTATTCTTTGTCCTGAAGAGTTATAATAAGCCGTGTTGTCGCCTTGTTGACTAGTTGTACCAGCTCCTGACTCATTTTTTATTCCTCCAGGTGTTACATTTGTACCATCACCAAATCCAGCGAACATCTTAGCTGCTCCAGTTATACCACCTGATATAGCGCCCCATTTAGCTTCTTGAGCTGACGCTACTTGACCTGCCGCTGCTGCTGTTCTTTGTTGTGCCATACCTAATAAAGTACCCGTTTGTTCTCTCTTCAAATCTCTAGATATTATTTCACCCTGTCTTTCTTGTAACTGTATTGACCCCGCCATTTGCCTTTCAGCTTGTTGATTTGCGCTCTCTTGTCTACCTATATCTACTGATTGTTGTTGTGATGCTATCTGACCTTGTTGAGCTAACGATTGCGCTAAATTAGCTATACCACTACCACCTGCGGCAGCACTAAGATTATTCATTATATTAGCTTGAGTTTGTTGAAATGATTGTCTTTGAAAATCTGCCTGTTGTTGATTAACAGTTAGATCTTCCATTGTATTTTCTAAATTAAGATATGGATTACTAGTGTCAAGATTAGCATATATATCTTCCATTTCTTTCATCTTAGCTTCTTCTTTTTTCATCTTCCTTCTAGCTCTTCTTTCTTCTTTCTTCGCTTTTATAGCGCCAAATATACTAGAACCTAAAGACATAGCTATACCTATAGGTGTACCAGCGGAACCTAAAAACGAAGACACACCGCCAAGTAGTCCAGACTCTGTAGTTTGTTCTTCAGTTTGTTTAAATGGTGATACTTTCTTAAAAGCTGATTTTCTTATTAGTGACATAATTTATTTATATTTATCATTATAATAGTTACATTTTTTAGTGATTATTTACTACTTTCACTTATCTCACAGCTAGTAGAAAACATTTCAGCTTTACCACCATCACCACAAACAAACTTAGCTTTAGCATAATAACCAAGTAACGAACTCTTATTAATATTGGTAGCGGGCCCTGCACCAGTTGATTTATCGTTTTTAGAGAAAAATATAAAATCTATAAGTGTAGGATCTTCTATGTTACCTGGTTTATCAAACGTTATACTAGTAGTCAACGTACCATCTGCTAAAGATGTAGTGTGATCTATTGATAGTATTGGCCCTAAATCCATAAAATCTTCTCCTGGATTATTTGTTTGAAAACCACCCGTGTTAACTATTACAGCATCGCCAGTAGGTTCGCCATTTTCATCAAGTATATCTTCACTATTCATGATAGCATAATATCCTAAATCTCCTATCTGTAAAGAAGGATATTGTGATCTTGGAAATTGTAATGTAAATGCTGGCATAATTTAAATTTTATATTGTTAATTTTAAGCACCATCAATAAATGCTGAATCTATATCTAAAGTCATAGTAACATCATCGGTTCCCCACTTTTTGACTAAAACATTTGCTGTAAGCGTTGCTGTATTACTAGCCATTCCACCAACTTTTATATTAGATATTTCTATATGAGTACCACCATTACCAGCTACTATAACGCCACCATGAGCGGGTACCGTGTCACCGTGGACAGAGTTTGTCCAGCTAGAACTAGATGAATCAGTGCTAGACCAAGTTGGTACGGTTTTACCGCTATCTGTCCAATTACCACTTGACGCCGTAAAAGAATAACTTATTTTAAAGTAATTTTTTCTATTAGTTATTGTTGCTGTACTACCTGAAGCGCCTCTAATATTACGTAATTCAGTTCCTTTGGCATTAGCCTTTCCAGCGAATATAATATCAGCTGGATTAGCTGCAGCATGTGTCGATGTACACTTCAGTGTTAATACTGGTCTTACGTTTTGCGTTATCGTGTATCTAGGTTCTATTGTTGGTATATTAGGCCCTAAAGTAGTTCCTTCACGCGGGTACAGATTAATGTAGTATTTTTCTTTTCTAACAAATGTAACCGGAGCTCCGGATGGAGCTGTAATGTTTTCACTTGTTGTAACTTGACTGTGGCTGCCGTGAATTGAAACAATTTTAATAATTTTTCCACCTTTTATTTGTCCCATATTAATTTTATCTCCAACAGCTAAATCTTCTTTACTAGCTATATTCATTGTTGTTGTATCACTCATACCGCTACTTAATGTTGTACTTAAAACAGTAGGTGCTGGAAACTTTTGAAGAAACGATGCGGATTGTATTCCAGGTCTATCGCCATTAAATGCGTAAGCAATACTTTTTAAAGTACCACTTGGTGTAATCGTTTCAAAATTGCTAACCTCGTCACTTATTATACTAGTACCATCGCTATCTTTAGTAATAGTTAATGAAAATGCTGCATCACTTATTCCATTTACTATAATTTCCCTAGTTTCTCCTAAATCTGATACTTCGTTGCTACCAAACGTTACACTTCTGATTTCCTTATTAATAGTAGGTATAACTTTAGCATTATATATTATATATACTATATTATTTGAACTTACGTTTAAACTGTCTTTATACATTATATCAAACGTATAACTAATTATATTTTTATTTGAATCTTTAGTTGTTTTAGTTTTTTTAAGTTTAATGCTAGCATCTATTCCACCATGTTTTAAATAAGGCTCACTTAAAAATTTATAATCAGTATTAGCAGAAACAACTAATTCCCCTACTTTAGTTAATTTATTTTTAGTAGAATTACCAGTTATTTTATTTGTTATAATATCATATCTACCATTAGTACCTATATCGCTAGTAGTTTCAGTAGTATAATTATCTGCGGCTGTAATTATAGCTGTACCATTACTACTTTTATTTCTATCATCAATAATTGTAGTACCAATAGATATGTTAGTAACTTCTGGTTTCCATTTTTTAGCACTACCTATTAATTTTAAAGAAATCTTAGTATTTTTATTAGCAACAAAAGTATCAGAGAAAACAGCTGTTACTAAAACCTTATTACCAATTGTACCAGCTGTAGTTGAATCAGAAAATGCAACAGAAGACAAAGCAGTAGGTATATTAGATATTGAAAAATCAGAAGCTGATACAACATATCCACCGTTAGGAGTAATACGCATAGTTCCGCTAGTTTTATTTAAATTATTTAAAAAACTAGAACTTCCTTTTTTATTACGTACTTTAAATTTTGTTGCAGTATAATTCTTAGCCATCTATTTATTATTAAATTAATTCTTGTAATGTTACTGGAGTGCTAATTATAGTTTGTGGATAAACGCTAGGATCATCTGTTATAGTAAATTGCACGAAAACCCACGGTGTTCCAGCACCTGCCGTATTAAATGACCACATATAATCACCTGGAACTAGCCATGCTTCCGCTGAACCGAAGCTTGAAATACCATTACTAAGTGTTTCATTTCCATCTAAATTACCACCACTTAAATTAATCTGTATGTTATTCTCTTGTAAATACATATTCATCGCGCCTAAAATTTGACCGTTTATAGTATCTATATCTACATTGAAATAGTTTTGGAACTCGCCAGTGGCAACACCATTATCATCCGTTTGAGGGTATGCTTCTTGAAAGTTTATAGTAAATTTCACTTGCGCAAAATCGGGATCTTCTTCCTCTGTGGCAGGGAAATTAGATATATTGTCTAGATTCGCTAGTGGTATACCATCAATTTGTAATGCATCATCACCCACTCCAAGTTGATTTGGGCCATTAGGTGGATCAATTAAATCACTAAAAGTGAAGTAAGTTTGAGGTCCCGATGGGAATGATGGTGCTAAAATAGATGGAAGTCCATCATCATCCAAGTATACAGGTACAGGCCAGTTAGATATACTTCCATCAGGATTTTCTACGTCATAAGAATTAGCCGCATCATAAATCCAAAGTTTATATTCTACTCCATCAATCCCCAAGCCATAAGGATCTAGACTAAGTCCAGTTGGAAACTGTATATGAGCAGCGAAATCCCATTCGCCATAGCTCCAATCAAAATCATCTGGAACTTGCATTTCTCCTGTAGAAAGCAATTGATCCGTCCACCAAAAATTATTAACTTGATTAATTTCTGTATCGTCCCAAGTGTTTGCGCTATAATTTATACCATTAGGAAAAGGAGTAGGCATATTAATACCGTTTGCATACCTAGCATGCAATCTAAATACGTAATTACCACTACCACCAGAAACTTTAAATAGAAAAGTACCTTTATTTTCGCCGTCTTCGTTATTATACGCAGTCATAAACCCAACTTCATTAATAGTTGGAAGACTGTCTTCAGATTCTGTTTCCTCGATTTCTATTTCAGTGTCAACATCTTCTTGTGTCTCCTCTGTATTAGGGTCGTTACCAACAACAACACCCTCACTACCTTCTTCAGAGCCACCGCCAGTAACAACCTCACCACCACTCTCAGTACTACCAAGATCAGGTTCGCCACCTATACTAATAGTACCTGTTTGAATATTAGATACTGAAGTTGTGGAATCATCAGTTGTTGCACCTATTTGTATAGGATAACCTATTCCTAGTACAGAGATATCACTAGTATCCATGTTATCATAAGTTGTTTCTTCTCCTACTATATAGTTGAAAAACTTGCTTTCTTTTTTAATAAACTCAGGCACACTACCAGATTGTAAGTCTGTAATAATACTTGACACATACCATCCAGAACTACTTTGTAAGTTGTAATAATTATTATCTTGTAAGCTAACATTTACTCTTGCTCTAGAACCTTCGTAATTAATAGTTTTAAAAGATTTGACTGTAGAAGGTAAATCATTGAATAATATGTCTATTGTAGAGGCATTACCAGATCCATAAAAGTTATTTCTACCAACATCTTTGTCATGATGTTTCCATATTTTATGAGTGTTGCTGTGCTTATTTGTTGGAGCGGTAATATACTTACCGGTTACAGAGACACCACATGAATGCATGAATGACTTAAAACTAACCCAACCCTTAGAACCTTCATTAAACGTCACGGTTATTGGTTGAGCAGCGACATTACACCCAGCTGGGGTACACACCATCTCAGTTTCGTTTATTTCATTTGTTCCAAGCTTAAGATTATATTCTCCACTTACAACATCAAATGTACCAACTAGATTATCACATTTAGGCATAAACTCTCTAAAGTAAGTTTTCATACCTACATTAGATATAGGCGTTAACCCGTCTCGCGATAATCTTAATACAGCGCCTCTTTGCTTATCAGCAAAATATATTCTATACTGATCCCAAGCTAGTGACTCTGGGTTTTTAGATATACCATAATCACCAACAAATGGTATAGTTTGACCTAATACATTATCAGTAGCTGTTAATTGCATATTACCATCAGCATTGTAAACGGCATCTTTATTAGCTAAAACCTTTAGTATCTTATCTTCTGCTAATACAACAACATCAGTATCTCTAGTTTTTAAAGCTTGTATAGAACCATATATTGGATTTAAATTTTTAGTTATTTTTTGAGCCATGCTAAACTCATTTAAACCATTTATACTAGATGTTGCATTATATAATTCTGAAGAATGTATTAGTCCACTACCCATACGCTCTTCGCCGTATTCTAAAAATGTAGAAGAAGCTTTAACTCCATTATTTATTTGAGGAGCGTTAAAATCATCTCTTATTCTATCTGACTCAACGCCGTTACCAAATGAATAACAATTAAACCAAGGTAGATCAACTGGATATCTCCAAACATCTCTATCTATTTGGTACCACCCTGTAACACTAATAAAAGTAAAATCGTTAGGTAAAGCAGTTGACACAAGAGGTTTACTTAAATGTATTTTATGAGGTGGCTCGTAAATTCCAAAATTCGCTATATCAACTTCTTTAACAAATGTACCTTTTTCTACACCATTACCTATCACTTCCATTCCAACCTGTATATTATTTCCTCCTATAGCAAAAAAATCATCAAGTTGATTACTTGGGAAATTTATTATAGGATGATTTGGATTAGTAATTGTATCTATTGAAGTAGCATCAGTAAGGGTATATCTATCCGTAGGTGTGTAAGTATCGAAACTATTTAACGCCGTGTAGTCTTGTGAGGTTAAATCCCAAGCATATGTGCTAGTAGAATCAATAGGTAATACGTGATCTAATATTTTAGATCTAGTAATAGTACCATCCGTATGTGTAAAAGAAATTATATCACCTATTGCTATACCCCACATAGACCATGGTGAATCCGTATCATATCCAATTGGTGTAGCAAGATATTGAAAATCATAATTTAAAGTACCACCTTTAATATTTATAACATCGTCACTAATAGTTCTATATACATACGTGTTTCCTCCATCACCACCAAAAGCACTAACAGTAGAATAATTATTTATTTTATAATAACCATTTAAATTCACAGGCTCTATAATAGCATTACCGTTTATATCGGTACTTGAAAGTGTCCTAGACTGTATATTAATTGTACTAGCTTCTGCTCTATCACTACTTGGATCAACGTATAATTTAATATTATTTTGTTTTAATTTCATAGGTATAGCATTACTAGCCTCGTAGTATATATCTACATCTATATCTTCTTTAGGTTCCGTTTCCCAACAAGCACCCTCTGTTATAACTTCATCTGAAGCTAATTCACCTTCATTAGCTTTTAATAAAAATTCTATAGAAAAACTACCTAAACCATTATGTTTTACCGCACCTCTTGGATCCCATGAATCTGTTTTTATACCACTTCCAGGTATTTGAACATTATCTTCTACCCTTGCAAATTGAACTATTATAGAGTGCCTGTTTCTAACTAAATTACTAGTATCATTATCAGGGAAGTTTATACTATCTATAGATATAGGACCTTTCATATTAGCGTACTCTGTATAATCAATCCCTTGCGGAAATCCATCACCATCGTCATCTTGAATACCAGTTTGTTGGTAGTTAGGTGTTGGCTCATCAATTTCTGTTACTTTATAAACAGTTTGATATGGATCTTCCACAAATCTAAAAAAAGTACCCGGTGTTTGCATTTTAGCTTTAAACAAACCCTCTGGACCAAAACCAAAAGCACCTGGTTCTATATTAATCATAGAAAAACACATTTGCCCTAATTCACCGTCAATTGCTTTACCTTGTGATAATCCTGGTGGATTATAATTTAATGTTGACTTAAAATTTTCTGGATAATAATCTCCATCAATAACAGCATTACCGTCCCTGTATCCTGGCCAAAAGCCACTATCGTTACCATATATACCAGTACCATTTAAAGATGCGTCATAAACCCCATTACTATTAAGATAAGTATCGCCAAAATTAACGAGAGATGGATTACCAACATAATTACTTATTATATCACAATCAAAATGACTTAGAGCAGTAGGGTAATACCTTGGTTGATACTCAGAAAATCCTCCCTCCATCGAGGTATATTCTGCATATACTTTACCCCACCAATGAAATGCGGCAAACGCAGGTGCTGAATCTAAAAATATACTTGCTGTTCTTGCTGGACTATCTCCTTCACCTTGTTCTAACCACCAGTACCAAAAGTTTTCTGTGTCTACAGGACCACCAGGTCCAAACCATGGAACACCATCTGATGTAAAGTTAGCAGCCACGTTCATAGCAACGTCCCCCCAATATCCATCCATTGACCAAGGATTTGTTTGTGTTGACCCCCAAAGAGGGTAATTGTAAAACGAACTTGGTTGACTATCACCTGGATTCCACGGAAGTGGTATAGGAGGTGTTACGTATCCAATTAAAGAATCCGAAAAACCATTTGTCTCCATATAACTCTCCCAGTTATCACCACCAAAACCACCACCAACACCTGGATTAGTTGTTCTATTATCTATATAAGCTATTTCATAAACGGCGACGCCAGCATCCACATCAACAACATAATCAACACCATTGGCTCCAGCTTGGTTTAAAACTTGCTCGGTTAGTATGTCATCTTTTTCTATTTTTACAAAAAATCTACCGTCAAATTGAGGTCTATTTTCTACAACCTCATCTCTAAACTCCATGTAATATTTTATATAACTATTGCTACCTGGATTATCATCCCAAGGGCCATCGTCAACTGATGTTTGAGAGATTATTTCACCAGGTGGTAACATAGCAGAGATTTTGGTGTACATGTTAACTTCTCCTGATTCAAATGGGTAGGGTAAGTCGCAACCACTCCTAGCTCCTGCTTGCCACGCTCTTTTTATTCTACTAACATCTCTCCACGGACTAAACGCCTCTACACTGTAATATTCGTTGACACCTACTATTCTTACTTTTTTGTTACCCTTAAAATTGTTGTTATCTATATCTACGTCGTCCCAAAGAGTTTTAGTAGTCCTTATTTTTATTTTACCAATTAAATTACTTGGAATACCATCCGTTATCTCACCAGTACTTTCATTTGGCTCAAGATCTGTTCCATTTTCCCCAACACCATAAACACCAAATTGATCTATTTCTACTCTTTCAAATTTATTGTATCTAGTTTTAACATGATCAGGTGCTTCACTAGCTATTGCTAAAACTTTATATCTAGCCTCAACTTCTACTGGTTTTTGAGAACCATGTTGGTTTTTAAGTATAAGATAAGTTTCTTCGTCAATTTTATTTCTGTCAACAGATGGAAATGCTAACCATATATTACCATCACCAGCATCATACCATCTATCTAATACTAAGCTATAATATTCATTAGACGTTTCTTTAACATAATACTTAACGTATTCTGCCCAATAAAGTATATTACCAGGCGAAAACCCCCAATCTTGCTGTAATTGGAATTTATTTTTTAAATGAGCTAATGATTTGTCAACAGTTATATCCCCAGTTATAACTTCATTATTACCACTTTCATAACCATCTACTAATACAGATGTCTCTCTTCCGTATTTATCTCCAAGTACAATTCCCCATTTATATTTTCTTATTGATTTTACAGATTTTCTTGGAAAAGGAAAAGTAACTGGTGATGATATTATATTTTGAATTAAGCCAACATCTTTACTTATATCATAACCTTGTTTATAATTTCCATAAACTAATCTATTAGCTGTTATTTCTTGAGTCACCGCGGTCTTAGGCACGTTATCCCATGCTCTAAACAATTGATTTGAAGATAACACCTTGTGTATCATCTCAGATGTTACTATAACTTTTCCAGTTGTTTCTAATTCCTCCGCATCAAAATCTTTCCATTCTCTACTTCTACCTCTTGATATACTTTTTATAATATAGACATTTTGATCATCTGTGGTTTTCCAAAGTAAATCTATTGATCTAACATCATTTGGTCTTATAGAATCGTCTGGTATAAAATCTTTAATAGCTAAGTATCTAAGTTGGTTTTCCATACCATTATTAAAGCCTTGACTTGGAGTATAAGAGAATTCTCCAGGTAAAAACGCTAATTCAGACCAAGGTGAAAAAGAAGAATATTCACCATCTTCATATTTATATCTATAACCAACTCTACCAAATTTAGTTTCAAACAAAGCTTTTTGCTGCTGTAACTCCACGTTCCATTCTTGTGGGTTATAAATTGATAATTCTGGGTCAACATACAGAATTTCAAAATGTACATATCCTTCAACAGCGTCATCTGTAATTATCTTTACTCTAGCTGTTATTATTACCGGATCTAAAGTATTATTAGCACTAGTAAATATTAAAATATCTCCTACTCTAATATCTGGATTTATATCAAAATCTATTATTCTTGTGTCCCCTGCTTGAGGAACGGCTGGTGTATAATTTTCACCATCAATAAAGTTGTTTACAATACTAAAGCTAATATCACCTAATCTATCCGTATCCCGCATTTCTAAAGTTGGCGCAGAAATTGGTGCTCGTCTTATTACTGTAACGTGTTCTCTCTTTATATCTGAAGTTTTTAAACTCCACTCCATGTCCATGACTTCTACTAAATCGGGTTCATTTTCTTCATTATCGTAAACGGTAAGTTTAGTATGCTTTGGAACTGGCTCTATATTACTAACTGGTTCTGTACCTTCTTTAGATCTTTCAATATTAATTTTTTTAGGTTCAGTAAAACCATCTGTCCAGAATAATAATTTATCAATAATATTTATACTAGATATTAATCTAAAGGGATTAAACTGTAATACTCTTTCTCTGTATTCGAATACAAAAGCGCTTTTCCAAGTTACCGTTGGATTAGTCATACTTGCTAAGCCATTTATATTAACTTGCTGTGGTGTGGCAAAAGATAGTACATTTCCTTGTATATTAACTATTTCCACCCCTACGCCATCACTTGAGTCTACACCATTTTCAAAAAATAAATCCTGATTGCCGTCATTAAAAAATCTAACAATCATTCCTACTCTATAATGAGAACCATTTGTAACTGTAATTTGATTAACTCCAGATCCGGGACCTACTATTGATGGTAGTGCTACCCCCATAACATCTATCCATCTACCCGTTACAGCAAACTTATCAACAAATATATGCTCACCTTCTTCTATTTTAGCATCAACTTCTATTATACTATCTATCCAATGTTTTTTAGTATCACCAGAATATATAGATTGAGCATAAGCGTCCCAGTAGTTATCATTAGAGTCAAAATTACCAGGACCATTCATTCCTGGTAACACTTCTTGGTAATCAGTTATCCACTGAGCGTTAGGAAAATCATCTTCGTCTATTTGATCACTAGATATTAAATTAAGAGCAGTTATTGGGTTTATGATCTCAGTCAACCAACCTTTATCAGATTCTGGAGTAGGAGCCGCAGCAAAGAAATATGCTTTATCAGTTTTCTCATCAGCAACACTACCCACGAATCTAGTGGTATTCCAATCTTCAGTATATTCATAACCTTTAGTTAAATATGCTTCTGCTATATTTGTATTACCTTGAATATTTTGAGCTGTACCGGCTTCACCTATACCAGAGCCCGCACCATCAGTAGTCCTAACTTGGATATTCAAAGCGTCTCTATATTCGCCGTTTTGAACAAGTCTCTCATCGAGATCTTTGTTCATTTTCCCGGATGTAAAATTGTGTTTAATCTCAGGCATACTTTATTATTTTATTTGCTTACTCATACCTTTAAGTACTTGAGTGAACTCTTCTATTTTAATATTTGATAATCTTATTTTTGCTTTTCTAGTTTCAGCAAATCTTTCTTTTTTATATCTTTGGACTAAATACTCTGGCACATTAGATCGAGTGGATAACATGCCATACGCTATATGTTTATAACAAGCTTCTTCACAAAACTTATGCACAATCATTTCACTATCCGTTCCTAACCCATCACTTACGTAATGTAATGTTACTGTTTCCCCAGCTAATGTAGAGCCAAACTTAATTAAACCCCTTAAGTTATCTATAAAGAAACTACCGTTTATTTGAGCGTGTTGAGGATCTAATCCATATCTTCTACCTTCTACAGATATATCTATATCAGAAGAATAATTAATATCATATAAATGGTAATTAGTAGGCGTTGCATCATCAAAATTATCAGATGTATTACTTGGTGTTTGTTCCGTTAAAGTATCTGTAATTTCGTCGTCATCTGTATCTGTATATTGATAAACACCATCCACTTGCGTTATAGCAAAAGGATCAGATGTTTTATTAGCTGGATATAATCTTCTTTCTATACCATCAGTACCTACTCTAACTAACTTAATATAATTAACGTAATCTTGTGGGAGTATCATTGATAAAGTATTTGGTACTTCTATTTCCTGGGATTTAAAAGATTTAAGAACATCATAAGATAATTCTTGTATAGCTCTCATAGCGTGAAATTGAATATCAGTTCTATTAGCTTTAGATATTATCTTTCCTTCACCTACGTAAATATACATAAATGCATTTATTATATTTTCTAATGTAGTAAACTGATAATTACCATAATTACCGCTATTACTTGATGCGTAATACTGAGCTTGAGTTGTTCCGTCTAGTAATCCCATAATTAACTATTTTGTTCTCGTTGATTCATTTCTATACCTGCCGCGGCGCTTTGTTGCACTTCAGGTTGTTTTATTGTTAACCCAGCTAGCATTAGTATTTTATATACTAAGTTCTCTTCTTCTGAAAAATGTAATTCAAAATGTTGCAAACCAGGAGATGAAGCATTGAATAATGCTTGTTGTTGGATAATAGTATATGTCCATTTTGGTTGAGAGGGTTTTTTATAATAACTAACTTCAAATCGCTCTGTATCATTAGGTTCAGTATTTGACGCAGTAATAGTATTCCAATTGTAATCAGATTCTGTAGATTGTGGATGTATAGATATTATACCAGAATCCTCTCTAACAAAAACAGATCTTGTTTTATTAGCTTTTAATAACGGATGATTTTGAGTATATGCTACTTCATTCTTATTTACTTGCGTAACCTTATTACCATTTCTTGTTATACTAATTATTTTGTATACATTAGAATTTCCATCAATAGTAGGTAAAGATAAATAATTATTTGTTGTGTCCCAGTTAACAAATGCGTCTACATGAAAAGCGTGTAGTTTTTCCTCTGTCATTTCCAATTCATCCGCGTAGTCCATTTGATTTTTTGGTTTTACTTCAGACATTTTTATTTTATGAAAATAATTTTCAAATATCTCAAGTTGAGCTTTATCAGCGAATAAGTTAAACTCTTGAGGTGTTACATAACCTCTTTGTTCCTTATTTGCTAAAGCTAAAACCTTTTGATATACACTATTTATATTTACCATTTCTTTATAATATATTTTACTATATTATAGTTACATAATAAAGTGAAAGGTTAGCACTTAAATAAAAATAGCCACCCGTTAAGGTGGCTATAGTTTTGTTAATTCGAATTAACTAGTAATTTATTTTTAATTCATTCTTTTTTCTATATTTGAATATACTTCCATACCTTCATCAGTTTTAAACCAATGAGCTAATGCTGTATATGGGTGTTCGTCAAAAGGAACTGTCATTACTTTTCTATCAGTAGATCCCCACATAAAATACCTTTGGTCTTGTGACAATTTTAATATATTAGCCTCAACAGCTTTAATACCAAAGTTTCTAAGTTGAACGTTACTATCATTAGCTAGTTCTAATAACAATCTAGGGTTATTTCTAGCAAATAATAGTAGATCTCTTTTAAGTTCTTTAGAGCTCATCTCTGATACTCTAGAACCCATTTCAACTCTCATTATCGCTTCAGCCATATCAATATCCATTTGTCTAGCTGTTATGAGTGCGTCTGTCTGCATCTCAAGTATTTCTAAATGGTTTTCAGCTATAACCTTTGGTTTATGCTCATGATAGATTTTGTCTTTTAATGGATGGTATAAAGACATTAGCTTTTGAAGTATTGTTTTATTTTTAGGGACATGAAGAACTCCATTTTTAAAAACTATATGTGCTAATCTTTGATCACCTTTCATTTCGTCAACAAAGCATGTTCTTTGATTTTCACAGTATTTTAGTTCTCTTTCGTAACCCTTTTCTTCGTCAAACCAATATATATTAGCTGATTTTATACTTCTTGTTAGTGGTCTTGTTCTTCCTTTTAAAAAGTAAGTTCTATCTTTTATTTCCCACTTTTCTTCTTTTGGTTCGGATTTAACTTCTTTTTTTATCTTAGGAGTTTCAATCGCAGGTTCTTCCATAATAACCGTTTCTTCAACTACAGGTTCCTCAACCTTAGTTGTTACTTTTTTCTTTGCCATAATATAATATATAATATAATTAATAAAAATATAAGGGCGATACTAGACCGCCCTTATAAATAAATAGTTTACTGCATTAACATAAAGTTATTTGCACCTTGTGTAATTAAACATCTTTCTGATAAGAAGTGTAATTGCATAGCATCAAGCGCAGATGTAGCAGCACCAACAGAACCAGTAGTCCAAGTTTTCATTTTTCTATTGTCTGTTTGAGAAGCTCTATATCTAACGTGTAAGAATGGTCTTTTTATATTCTTACCTACAGCTTGGTCGTATACAGTAGATACACCAGCAGGAATCATAACACCTCTAATTGCGTTTGCTCCAGCCGCATCGTTAATACCACCTCTTGTAGCTTTATCATTTAAGTATCTAAAATCAGATTTGTAGAAGTCATAAGAACCTCTTCTAAATCCTGAGAAACCTAAATTTAATGCCATATCTTCTGAGTTGTCGAATACTCCATAAGAAGTACCTCCAGCTCCATAAGAATTCATAGAAGCTAACATGTCATCGATTGCTAGACTAGTTGATCTGTTAACAAACATCATGTATTCTTCAATAGCACCTTGTTTGTCAAATTCAGCTAATATAGCATCGAATTCAGCTAAGTCAGTAGCAGCGTTAACACCAGTTACACCTGAAGTAACATTACCTCTAGTTGTAATAGCATCAAATAAACCTTGAGTTCCGTGAAGAGCTCCAGAGAAAGTAGCTGATTCACCTTCTAAGTAATCATCAACTAAATCATCTGCAGCGACAGCAGCACCAGACATAACGTCTGAAGCGTCACCACCCATAGTTGCTTCTAACATTGCCATTTCTAAGTAATCAGTAAATCTAGCTCTTGTGTCAGATTCAGCTTTTAAATACCAAAGGAAACCGTTTTGTCCAGCTTCAGTAGAAACTTCAACCCAACCAATTTTAGAAGTGTCAGATCCTGATACTTCGTAGTAATCTTTTAATATGATTGGTTTGTTAGAGAATGACTTAAAGTCAGGCTCATTAGCTTGTCTTGTTGAATTTCCTTGATAGTTATCACCTTTTCTGTATTCAGAACCGTAAACTAATACAGTAACAGAATTAGTTCCTTGATCATCAGTAAAACCAGCAGCGTTTAAAGTAGCAGCACCATATGGAGCTACTTCAATAACGTAACTTGATCCAACGTTAGTTTTAGTAACGATACATTTTGCTACAGCTTCTGAAGAAGCAACGATAACTAAATCGTTAATTCTAATACCGTGATTATTACCTGATAATCCTACACCATCAATATCTTTAGCTAATGTAATTTGTCCACCAGCTACAGTACCAGCATCACCATCAGTGATTTCCCCAGTATATGATAAATGTAATCTACCTTGTTCAGACCATACAACTTGATCAGCTTGCATAGCCTCTTCTGCTCCAACTTTAGATAAGAAACCAGAAATAGTTCTCGGTCCGAAAACCTCTGCTTCTTTCTCCATTAGATCAGGAATGTATTGTTGACTCCAGCCAGCATTTGTACTGTTGGCTAAGTCTAAATAGTTTGATTGTAAAGTTGCCTTAGTAGGTGCCGGAACACTGTTCAGCAAACTTCCACCTGTAATTGCCATAATTATAAATTTTTAAAGTTAATTTTTCTTTTTAATTTTAAAGGATCTGTTTTTGATATCAGAAGAAGATTCACCTATAGCCCTAACTTTAATACCATCAACGTTTACTTCGCCGTGTGTTTTTCTAGGATCTAAGTTAATATTTTTATCTTTAGCAACTTGATTTTTTATCGCATCAGCTTTACCTTGCTCGTAAAAATGTTGAGCAATTTTATCAGCATTCATAGCTGTAAATAAAGATCTATGATACCCAGCGGCATCTTCCAAAGTCGATTTATCTTCACCAACAAACTTGTTGACAAGATTATTAATATCACTTTGAGTTGTCTTTACTTTATCAGCATCTTTTACGTTAAACCTATACTTCTTGTCTCCAACATTATATTCAAAACCTTTGAAATCTTTATTGAATAGACTATTAGTTTTATTTAAAAACGATCTTTTACTTGCTTCAGTTAATTTCTTCTGTTCTTCAGATTCTTGATTGTGTCTATTAAAGAAGTCAATAGCTTTCTGTTGTTCATCGGTCAACTTTGACCCAGCTTTGATTTCTTCATAGTACTTAGACTTTTGCCCGTCTAAAAAGGCTCTAGCCTCGGCAACTTGCTCTTTAAGGGCTATCTTTTTCATTCGTGATGTCCTCTCATCGTCTACCTCTTCATTAATCCCAAAAGAATCTTCTAATAAATAAGATCTTTCTTCTGAAGTTAAATGAGATTTTGTTTCACGATAGTATTCGTCTAATACATCAGAGTCGTCCATTTTTTCAACATCTCTGTTTAAATTGACATAGTCATTTATATCACCACCTGTTTCATCTATAAAATTTACAAGTTTCTGTATATTCTCAGGAAGTGGTTCACCAGTTTTTTCTGCCTCAGTTATAACTTCTTCAACAACTTCTTGAACCTGCCCTGTGACTTCTTCTGTAATTTCTTCCATTACTGGAGTTTCTTCAGAAGTAATCTTTGCGGGTTCTTCAACCCTTGACTCTTCAACTATATTTACTTTTGTTATATCTTCCTCTTTATTTTGCTTAAGAGGTTTGTCTAAATCTACTTTTATAACGCTATCATCTCCAGCGCTTTCAAATTTAGACTCGTCTATTGTTTCTTCGACAACCTCTTCTACAGGTTGTTCTATATTATCCTCTGTTGTTTGTTCTACAGAGTCAGTTGTTTCTTCAACAACTTCTTCATTTTGTTCTATCATAATAAAATTTTATAAAATATTAAACTTGGAATCTTTCCATATTGGCTCCCCCTGTAAGTATATCATTACCTGAGGATTCGAAATTATTAAGTGAATCACCCTCTTTTCTTCTATCTATCATATCTTTTTGATGTTCAGCTTGTCTTTCAATTCTTTGATCTTTTCTATTTTCTCTACCACTCTCTACTTGACTGTTGCTAAATTGCTTCATTTGTTCTAACTTTGAATTTAATTCAAACTCAAACTGCATAAGTTCTTTTTTAGAAGCAACTTCTTGTTGTAAGTATTGTATTTTCATTTCGTTTCTAGCTTGCTCCATTTGAGCATCCATTTGCATTTTTTGTTGGTTCTTTTGCATTTCAGCTTGAGCGGCTGCTTGTTGGGCTTGTTGATTTGCTTGAGATTGAGCTTGTATATTTTGTTGTTGCATCTGTTGATCTCTCTCTTGCTTCTTTTTTCTTTTAACTTTAAGAAGCTGATTAGCTAATTTTAAATTTCTAACATTACGCAAATCAATAGCATCATCTAAATCTATTGATTGCTGCTGTAAGGCAGCTTGTATATTATTTTCTAATATAGCTTTCTCTTCTTCATCTGGTAATAATTCTATAAATATACCAAAGTCATAAAGATGTAAATTTTTCATTTCATGCAGTGTAGCAACGTTGTGAGCACCTAGTGCTCTTACAAAAGCATCTTTCGTAGGAGAGTATTCTATAATATCGGATATTCTAAGAGATAAACACTCGGCTAATTCAGCCGTTATATACAACATAGATTGTAATATATGTCTTGTTGCTGTATTAGAATTAGCAGCTGCTATTTTTTGAACACCAACTAAAGCGTTTCTATCTGGAGTACTAGCGTCTCTAGCTTCATTAAGCCCTGTAGTATCTCTTATCATCTGTAAATAATAATTATAAGTAGTTATTAAACTTTGTAACTTACCGCTATTTACCCCATTACTTATTTGTTGTATTGGTACTTTACCTGGGTTCATGTCACCCTCAGATGTAAAACTTCTACCAACTATACTACCTGTTTGGAAAAACATGTTTAAAGCTTCTTGTGGATTGTAATTTGTACCATTACCTAAATCAACTTCAGCTAAACCATCCACATCAAGGTAAACACCATCGGGTACCATTCTTGCCATAACTTGTTGTAGCTTTAAATGAGTAAGTTGAATCATATCAGCAAAACTAGTTATTCTACCAACTAAAGATTCTATTCTACCTTCGTACATTCTAGGTGCCACAACTTGGTAGTTCATTTTTACTTTATTAAAATCGGAATCTGATCGCATCATATTAGGGCACATTCTCCATCTTAGCATCTTGTCTGCTCCAATTACATAAACACCTTCATATAAAGCTTCAACAACTCTTTCTAATTTTTGAAATTTACCATCTTTATCTTTTGGTGGATTAAATGTATCATCTTTTTTTATAATTTTATCACCGCCAGATCCAGTAGTCTTTAGTTTATACACATTATTCATGTGCGTTTTATAATTAAAATATATTACTTGTACTTTGTTTTTATCATCATTACGATTATAACTATAAGGATAGTATCTTTTGTCAATTAAATCTTTTATATCTCCTTCCGTTAACTCAGGAAATTCTTTTACTAATTCATTTATTGGTAATTCTTTCACCTCACCAATATAATATATATCTTCAAAGTACGGAGATTCAGTGTATGAGTATATTAAACTCGCTGGATCTACGTATTTAGCCTCAGCACCACTACTAAAATCAAAAGTAGTTTTTGTTGCCGCAACACCTAATACGGTTAAGTCATATAAACATCTTCTTCGTATTAAGTCATAATCGCTGTTTTCCATTAAAGTATTAATAGCTTGCTCTTCTGCTAGTTCAACAGCTTGTTTATAATTAAGTTGCATGTGAAGTGCTAATTCTTCTTCAGTATCTGGTAATGTTTCTGGATCATTTTCTGTTAATTCTACTTCAAATTGTTCTCTAGCTATTTTATCAAATTCTTTAGCCCGCATGTCGCGTAACATGGATTCCATGTACTCAGTTCTTTTACTAACACCAAATTGATCTTGAGAAAAACAATTTATTTCATACGATCTTTGTGCCATACCGTTTACCACAATATCGACAAACTTAGGAATAATTGGAACAGGTTTCCAGTCTAAGTTAAGATATGATAAATCACCGTTTATAGATAATTCATTTTTATATTTTTGTACAGATTGTTCACCTCTAGCATATAAACGCAGTGTATGGAAATTATTTTTATGACTATTATATTTAGACGTCGTGCCTGAAAACCATTCGTGTCTTATTGCCTTTGCTACTTTTAAACCGTATTCCTCACTTAGTTTCTCTAAATCGCTAACTGCCTGTGATGGAAAATGCATGGAGTGTTCTAATCTCATATTTTACTTTTAATTATCTGTGATGAAAATCCTTTGTTATTATATTTTGCTATATTTAAGTTTAATGATCTTTTTTCTCTTTTTGGATTTGGTCTATATAAATGTCTATTGCAAGCCATTATTGCCAAACCAGAACTAATAGAAGCGTCATGTTTTGTTCTTTTATTTATATCAAACTTAGACCAATCGTTTAGTGTTTCGTTAAAATACACAGCGCCATAAGTGCCATCTTCTAGTAAACCAACGTGATCATTAATATACATTTCTATAGCGGCAGCATGAGCCTGTTTTATATCTTCACTAGAGTTTGGTATTCCACCAACTTCCTTTTCTGCTACGGATAGTTTGTTCCAAATCTTATCTGGTCTATTCATGCTAAACCCTCTATAACCTCTTCTTCGTAAATAGTACAATAATCTTGGTTTATTATTTTCCGCAAGTATCGGCATACCATAAAATACTAATGCCATTAAAACATCTTCAAAAAATATTTCAGCTGTTTGTGGTCTTGCTATGTATTCTAAAAAAAAAGTATTAGCCGGAGAATCTTCCATTGAGTATTTCGTTAACCCATGTAAAGCTCCTTTAGATCCTTTACTATCTACTGTTCCAGATATATCATATGAGTCACAACCAAACGCCCCCATGTGCTCATTACCCGGATATTTTACGCCATGTTTTAATATAACGTTATTTTGTAATCTTTTATTTGGTACCCAACTTACTTTAAATCTTCCTTTTGGGTCTGGATTAAAAGTTACTTGAGTATCTTTAACACCGTTTTGCCATTGAAAATTACCAGTTGTTAATACAGACGAATTTCTATTTCCTTCGTTATAATCTATTTGCTCATATATTTTGACCAAGTTAAATAAGCTATTACCAGTCTCATCTCTAAATGCGTGCTCTTCTGTTCTTGGAAATTGGCGATAAAATTCATTCAAGGCATCTTGATCATCTTTCAAGCCTTCAGCTTCATTTTCCCAGTGGTCTATAACGCCATAATCTATCTCTAATCCTTGTGGATCAAATGCGGACTCTCTAGGAGTGCTGAATACAGGTTGTCCGTATTCATCAATGAAGCCTTCGTAATTCCATTCCATAGGAATAAACAAAGAATAT